CTCGCCGTTCGCCAACTCGATCCACTTTGGGAATTCGCGGAAGACGTATTCAGCTTTGAAATTACGCATGTTCTGATGCATCGCTTCCTCACTCAGTTTTAAAAAAGGACCGGCCTAGACCGGCCCAAGTACAACCCCAGGAGAAAAGCGTTACAGCACGTCCGGAACGATGACCGCCCACTCCGGACGGATCGCTGCGAAGCCGTACAGGATGTCCATACGGGTGATCAAGTTGTCCGACATGACGTCGTACGCAGTGATCATCCGCATTGCGACACCATCGAACTCCGCACGAGCCGATTCGACGACACCCGACGTCGGCATGACCAGATCGGCGGTCGCCAGCGTGAAGGCTTCCGGGTAGTACGCCAGATTCTGGCGATACTTCGAACCTGCGGTCATGACGAGCGAGATCGTCGCGCCATTGGCCGGCGAAGCAGTGACGGTGTTGAATGCGGCCGGTGCCGGGACGATGGCCGGATAGATCGGGATCGAGGTCGCACCCGATGCCACGTCAGCAGTCACCACGAACTGCTGGAGCGCGCCCAGGTCATCGCCAGTCAGGCGGTTGATCGCGTCCACGTTCTGCAGGGTGATGATGTCGCCCTGTTTCAGCGTGCCGGTGATGGCGTTGACGGTCAGCGTGTTACCGGTCTGGCCGGCACCGTTGACAGTACCAGCAGTGAACGTACCGACCGTGTGAACCTTGGTGGTCTGGTCCATCATCCAGTCGAAGCCCAGCGTGTCGGTGGTGATCATGCCCGACTCATACTGGTCGCTGATCTTGCGCTGTGGGTTGAACAGGCCGGTCAGCGAACCCACGGTACGCGCTTGGGTGAGCGGGTCCATGATGATCTTGCGATCGGTGCGCGGCGACAGCGTTTGATCGAGGATCGCACCTGCTTGCAGCCACGTCGTTGCATCCGGCGAGACCAGGTTGCCGCCGCTGATCTTCGGTGCGATGTTAGACGACGCATTTGCCACGTTCATCAGGTCGGAAGCGACAGACGCAGCCAGGCGGTTCACGGCCGGCGCCAGAATGCGCTCGCTGTAGTCGTCCAGGGACATCGTACGTTCAGCCGTACCGAAGGACACCGGTACGTTTTTCTGCGTCGCGACGGTCAGCGTGGTGTTCTGCTCGTTGGTGCCCTGCGGCGTGATCGCTGGGCCAGTATTGACCACATAGTCATTCGGCAGGCGAATGCGCAGCGTGTTACCGATCTTGGCGCCATTGCGTGCGAACTGGTCGTCATACTGCTTGTTGACGGTGCGAAGGAAGGCGTTCGTCTGCGAGAACAGACGCACCGCCTCATTGGTAATCATGTTGATGGTAAGTAGGCTGTTAGCCATGAAAATCTCCGTTAAGGCAAAGAAAAATGCGATTTCTCGCGTTTCGTCTCTGCCCTGCGGAGACTGCTTAACGGGCTATGCGGCAATTAACGGCTTGCCTCTGCCTACTTACCCCTGATGTCAGGTGGGTGCTGCTAGTACTGCGATTTATCGGCGCTTACGTGCGTTCTCGTTGCGCCATTTGAACCATTCTTTCGAGCCCACAGTAGGCTCAACTGTGTCCGACCCCGACGAGCCGCCTTCGATGGCCTGGATAGGCGCGGGAGCCTTCGAAATCTGCTTCGTCATCTCTTTCGCTGCCTTGGTAGACAGCTTGGTCATCTCGATACCCATCTGGATCGGGCTCAGACCTGCGATCCGCACCGCTTCGCCCAGGTTGTCATGCTTGCCGAGCCATGCAACGACCTTCTCGGCGTTAGGAATTTCTGCGATCACTCGCAGGAACTCAGGCCCACCCACGCCAGCTGCATTCAGGTTGGCTACGGCGGCGTCAAACTCAGTTCCAAACTCCTTGCGGCCAGCCTGCTCGATGCTCACCAGGCGCTCTTGCTCGCGTTCCTGTGCGCGCATGTTCTCCGCGTAAGCTCGCGCAAGCTGGTCAACGTCCTGCTGCGGCTGATGCTGTTGCTGATCAGCCGGCACAAGAGCCTGTGCGCGCTCGTATTGCTCCTTCCAGCGTGCTGCTTCGGCTTCAGCTTCGCGGCGTTTGGCCGTGATTTCGGCGATGCGACGAAGTGCCCAGTCTGCCGGTGCGGGCTTTTGTTCTTGCTGCTCCTGCGACTGCGCTTCCTGCGGCTGTTCGGCCTCTACTACCTGCTCTTGCTGCTGTTCCTGTGGCTCTTGAACTTGGTCGTCCATTTTTTATGCTCCTTGGGGCTGTCAAACTGGTGCGAGCACGGTATTCATTCCGGCTTCGTATGCTGCATCTGGGTCCATCGTCTCTTGCGACAGGTTTTGTGCTGGATTCGGAGCACTCAGCATCTCTTTCACCGTGCGGCTGATGATCGCGCTAGCCTGTTCCTCACTGAGGCCGCCTATCAACGCCTTCAGACGGTCAGTCTCAGCCTTGAACGCCTGAACGATGGTTTCCTTGTCGTTCTCCATGCGGAGGGCCAGATGGTTCAGCGCGTCCATGTCGAGGCGCTGCTTCTCCATCTCCTGTGCCTTGGTCTTGTCCTGCAGTTCCTGCTGTAAGTGCTGGATGACATGCATGGCCTGCTGTAGCTGCTGCTGTAGCTGCTGTTCCTCGGGCGATGGGCCTTCACCTAAGATCGCTTTCGGGATCCAGTTGCGCATACGCTCTTGCAGCTTGTCGGCAGCAGGGAAGTCAGCATTCCCCATGTACAGGTCGCCGATGACCTGCGCCAGTTCAGGCGCCGAGGCCAGAAGTTGAGTCATCGCGTTGAATGCATCTTCACGGCGCGTCTCGAAGTTCGGACCAGCCTTGGCTACCACGTCATACTTGCCAACATTCGGGTTGAAGATCGCAGCAACCTTCGCTTCGCCTTCGTCCTTATTCTGCTGGAGGGGCACCTTTTGCTGCGGATCGATTTGGATCTGCTGTTCCTCGCCGTCTTCAGCCAGGATGCGAATGATTCGCTTGGTGTCGTAGATCTTCGGGATCAGGTCGATGATCTGCTTGCCCGTGAAGCGGATAGCTTTCGACAGGTTGTCCACAAAGTGGAACGTGACTCGCGAGCCCTGCTTCTGCCGGCGCTCGATAGACACACCCGAAATCTCGTTCCCCTGCTCGCTGAACGTCGCTTCGTACTGGCCCGAGGCCATCATCAGCTCACGTTCGGCAGCCTGCATCCCATCCATGAACACAGGAGCGGAGGAGGGCGGCTGTTGACGCTCAGGCGATGGGATCGGATTGCCGTTCTCGTCAGCGTGGTTGTACGGCAGGTAGGCATGGTTCTGCGTGTTCGCCGAGGCCCAATAGTTTTCCAGACCCTCAATCGCTTCGACTGGCGCCATGTACGGAGACTTGCTTTGCAGCGCACCGAACTCCAGCGCAGCGGATGCGTTGTAGTTGTACGCACGCTGGGCATCCTTCAGATAGCGCACCAGTCCCTTGCGATCAAGCCGGCCTTCCATGACGATCTCTTCGCCCGGCACGCGAATGATCGGGATGTACTTGCCTGCCCACGTGCTGCTTTCGACGATCTTGTCACCCACGATCAGGTAATGCATCACCGTGCGCTTGTCGACACGACGGCGCTGTGCGTTGCCCTGGTCGAACGCTGCCTTGAGCATTGGTCTAGCTTCGTCTGGCAGCTCCGACTCACGCACGTACTCGATGCCATCGTCGCCTTCGACCGCGTACAGCCACTCCTTCGACTCGATGACCTCGTAATACTCAGCAACACGAACGACGTCCTTGCGGTTCCACGACAGCGCACCATCGCCGAAGGTCTGCTTGTCCAGCACCGTGCCGAACTTCGCCTCGGCCTTATCACGCGGCATATCATCGAACACGAAGCCAAACCGAGCATCAGCTCCGTCTACTGTCTTGATGTGGGGGTCCAGATAGACCGACAGAGGATCGGGAATCTGACGAATGTAAATCTCTTGGTCGAATCCGTTCTCGTCCGCGTAGTCTGTGACGATGCGCCAGTAGCCAATGCCGCCGCCAACTTGGAACTCGCTGGCCTTGTCGTAAGCCGTCTGCGCGTCCGAGATGTACTCGATGTGACGTACGATGCCCTCGATGATCTGTGCAGCCTCGTACGTGGCCTGATCGCCAGTTGGGTGAACAACGACCGAGGGCTTGTTCTCCTTGCCCTCGTTGACCACGTGCAGCCAGTGCGTATGCGTCTTATTGATCGTGACCATCGGCTGGTCTTGGATCTGCCGGCGAGCACGCACCGCAGCGTTCCACTGCTCCTGATTGTCCGAGTCGGCAAACAGGAACCGTATGTCGTCCTTGAAGCGCTGGCGCGTGTCCTGCTCCCACTCTACGCAGAGCTTGAAGCGCTTATGAGCCCGAGCTACGATGTCCTTTGAACGTTCAGCCATGGTTACATCCAGTACCCAGGCGTGACGCGCCCAGGCATCGCCAAACGAGGCTGGTTGATCTTGTGCTCCGCCTTCTGCTTCGCCTCCTTCAGAGCGATAGCCATGTAGCCAAATGCGTCGGCAGCGTGCGAGGCCCAATCGTGCAGAGGCTCATTGCTGAATTGCTTCGTTTCTTCGTCCACGCGATAGCGATAGTTGCGCAGTGCATCCAAGCCCAACTCCGTCTTGCGCTCATCGAAGTAGCATAGCGGCAGGATCAGGCGTGCAGCTTCGATGCGCGTGTCGACCGACGTCTTAGGCACAGTGCGCGTCTTGAAGCCAGCCGTGCGCAGCTGCTGTGCGACCGTGCGTTCAGCAGCTAGCAGTTCGTTGTTCGCGTCGTGCGGAAGCCAACAATCACCGTAGGCGTAGCGCTTGGCTTGCAGGTCGACGATGTATTCGCCAATGTGCTTACCCACGCCTTCCATGTAGTCGATGACGCGATACTCGAACGGAGCAAGTTGTGCGAACCAGATGGCCGTCTTGTCCGCTCGGCCCAAGTCCCAGAAGATGTGTACAGGCTTTGTTGGGTCGTAGGGCACAGTCCGGATACGATCAGCAGACTCACGCAGTTCCTTCGCGTAGACAGCGCCCATCACAGGCGTCTCGAAGCTGCACAGGAACTCCTGCTCAAAGTAGGCTGCGCCCAGTGTCTCGCCGTAGTCCGTGATGTACTCGGCCAGCAGCCGGTCAAGCTGCTCGGTCGACAGAATGCCGGTATCCCTCGCGGTCAACACCTGGGCGAATGCATTCGGGTCTTCCTTGGCACCTTGGAGCGTGCGGTATGCGTGGTTCTTCCCACGCGGCGTGGTGTTGAAAATCTGCCAGCCGCCATTCTCAGCCAGGATCGGACGCAGGTATGCCTTCGCAGCCGGGTTCGATAGCGCCCACTCCGAATACACAAGGCCCACCGGAGGCGAGCCAACCAACGAGTTAAAGTTGTCCGATCCAACCACTTGCCAAGTGCTCCCATTAACGAATTCGATGTACATCTCCTGGTCGTTCTTGCGCTTGCGAATAGCCTCCGGGAATGCTTCGTCGATTCGCTTCTTGCCCGTATGCGGGTTGATCGCGTTCCAGATGGCCTTCTTGGCCTGCGACGCCAGCGGCAGCATGTACCAAAACGTGCCAGTTCTCTGAAACGCCGCTACGGCCGTCCAATGCAGCCCCAATTCATCCTTGCCGGCGCGGCGATGCCAGACAATCTCGGCATGTCTGCCACCACGCTCCAGATAATCCCAGGCCGCACGTTGGTACGGCCGTGGAGTCCAGTTATTAGGAAGCTTGACCGTCGCCATCGCCACTAAACCGAACAATCTGAATTTGCAAAGGGCCGTTACCTTCACCCGTTACCTGCAAAGGCAATAGCTTCGGGTAAATCGTGCCCCAAAACACGCGCTCGTTAAGCGGGTCTTCCTGCACCCATTCGACAAGTCGCTCTGGACCGCCCAGCTTTTCCGCAGCAAGCGCAATAGCCTCTTTTGCGGTCTTGGTCATCTTATTCATCGATCCTTTGACACGACCCATGCCTGCCGCTGGCGGTTTTCTCTTGCCAGTAGCAGACACTTGTTTATTGCCATTGGACGATTGTTCACTCATGCTTATCAATTTGCCAATACAGTAGAGTTCTGCACTAATGCACCAACCCACGATGCGGTGACGGAGACAGCGTTACTCACGTCGGTGCAATAAAAGTCTGTGTCCGTCTTTTCAGCTACAGCCAGAAGCGGATAACCATTTCCTGCTTCATGACGATATGGCAGGTTGGACGAAGTAGAGAACGAAAGCGGAAGGACGAGAACGCCTGTGCTAGAACGAAGCCAGCTACGCACAGTTACGTTGTTTACCGTGTTGCCGGTGTTCCTGTTAATGCTCAGGATTGCCGACTCGACAAGTAAGGTGTAACCAGCGGGTACGGTGTACGCACTTTGGCTGCTGATGCCGATCCCGATACCTGCGAGTACGATTGGGATAATGCATCGAAGCGTTCCACCGCCAGTGTCACGTAAGCTGATATTCCCCGCGTTCACCTGCCCCGAGCCTACCTGGGCATTTATCATCTGATTGACACGCAAATACTGATTGGCAGTTGGAACTGCCGTTGTGCCATTCAATGAGATGATTTCACTGACTTGGTTGTAATTCGCATCAAGGCCCGAAATCTTGACCTTTTGCGATCCCGTACCGGCCAACGTATCCGATGCGCTCGACGAGACAATTTCAAGGGTGCGAGCCGATGGAATCCAGTTGTAAGGACCGGTTCCATACCAGAACGATGCTCCCGAAGCAGTAGTTGGGTTGGTCCCGAGCGTAGATACTCGCGAGCAGCCAGGGACAAGGCCAAGAGCAACTGCGTGAGCCCAAGGCATACCACGGTCATGCACCTCGGTCGTGGCTATTGCGCCATGGCTTTTGCGGACCTGTCCGAGTGCGCCCCACATCACTGCCTCACCCATGCTGTTTCACTCTGGAGCGATCCAGTCGCCGAGTAAGCGAAGTTCTTCACCCATGTGTCTCTGCCATCGGTGATGGTGTCCGACGAAAGCGTGCCGTCCG